ATATAACTTAACTTATTGCTAATTGGTGATGGAGGCACTTATGAAACGCGACTATGGCTAGCTTAACTCGCTGAACAGTGTGCGAGAAGTACCACACTCTAACTAAAATATAACTTAACTTATTGAGTAAAAGTCTTCGAAGTCGTATGAAGTTGATACGTAAGAAAGACAAGGATAGGGGCGGTAGAATGGAGGCGAAAGCCATTGAAGTTCTACCGCCCAATCATAATGTATATTATAATGCTCATAAACCCGCTTTATGCTCATTATATTACACATTAAGGAATACTATATGAGTCTACAAGATGATATTTTTGATGTAAAAAATGCTCTTAAAAGAAAGCCCATTGACAAGGCGGCTTTTGAAAACATCATCAGGCATCTTTGTAATCTTGAAGATAGATGTGAACGCTTATCGGAAGAAAACTACGTACTGAAACGTGCTATCAAAATCATAAAGGAAAACGAATGACCAAATCTATTCGACCAAAATCATCTGGACATATGTTCGGAAACATAGCAAAGATGTTCAACGTTCAGCCCTCGGGGCAGTCTTACTCGCTGTTGATGGATGAAATAAATTATGACACGGTAAAACCCACGATTGAGTGGATCATCGAAGCAAACTTTGCGGAAGAGAAACCAGAAACACTGACTCTCTTGGTCTGTAGTCCGGGTGGGCTCCTCTCCGCGGCTTGGGCACTCATTGACATTATGCGCGGCTCCAATATCCCCATCAGCACCGTGGGTCTGGGTGAAATCGCTTCTGCTGGTACAATGATTGTTATGTCTGGTTCTAAAGGCAGGCGTTTCTGCACTAATAACACCACCATTATGTCCCATCAATACTCAGGTGGCTCCATCGGCAAGCACCACGAACTGCTGGCAGTTATGAAAGAGTTTCAGCTTACCGATAGAAAAGTCATTGAGCATTACAAGAAATGCACTGGCTTGGACGAAAAGAAAATCCGTGAAATCCTTCTGCCTCCTACCGATGTTTACTTGACACCGAAGGAAGCGAAGGCTTACGGTATCATTGACCACATCAAGGACCTAAATTAATCGCTTGACTTTCGTTTAATGGTGTTGTACACTTAAATCAAATAACCAACATCTAACGGAGACTTATTATGTTGAACGACCTCGAGAAACAGATTCAGACTATGGCGAACAAGGGTATGTGTCTGCTTACCCTCAAGAAAGAACTCCAGACGGAAATCCGTAAATTGGACAAGTTCTTTGACCGCTTCCTCGAAGACCACAGCGGGCGTCTTTCACTGGAGAAATTGGACACTCCTGAATGGAAACTATATCGCGCAAAGATGAAGGAATATCAAAAATATGATGAAGCTATCGACCTTATCAACTTCTACACCAAAAAAGAAAATGTTCAAGTCGCCTAACGATTTCAGTCTGTTTATTGAGAAGCAAGCGATTAAGACCAAGTCCAACTGTTCGACGGTTCTCATTGAGTACTGTGAGAACAACGATGTGGACTATGACAAGGTAGCAACACTGGTCAATCGTCAACTCAAAGATAAACTGGCGATTGAGTTTGCCGAAATGGGTATGCTTCGTGCCCAACCATCGTTGGAGGATATGTGACAGTTCTAAAGGTTGATGAACTTGGTTACTTCACCAAGACACTAATCTGTATGGTCGGGTTACCGTATTCTGGGAAATCAACAATCTCAAAGAGAATAGGAGTACCCATCGTCAATCCCGATTCAATCCGGGTGGCGCTTCATGGGCAGAAGTTTTATGCTCCCGCTGAACCCATGGTTTGGGCGATGGCCAAGAATATGGTTCGTGCGCTCTTTCTAGCAGGACACGATACTGTAGTCTTGGATGCTACCAATACGACTGTTGCTAGACGTAAAGAGTGGTTAAGCACCCAGTGGCGAACAGAGTTTTATTGTGTCCCCACGGAGGTTGAAGAATGCATCAATCGTGCAATCGCCGCTGGTGATGAAGATATGGTTGAAATCATCAGATATATGGATGCCAAGTTTGAAGACCTAGAGGACTATGAGTTAGGCAAATGAGAATGCCCACCGACCCCGTTAAAACACTCCAGCTTTATATGGCATTGAAGGCACATTTCTCTTCTGTGTCCTTCGATGCGGTGAAGGGCAACGGGAAGTTTAAGAACGCCAATAAAGAGCAGTTGGAGAAGCGCAATGACAAATCTCTTATTGCCGCATTCGGAAAGAAGTGTGACAATCCCCAACAAGTCGCTAGTGTTCTAGTCGCCAACTTTGCCTATGGTAATGACTATCCGTTTAATGATATTGACCGGGCATTCAGTCTTCATAACAAGTGGCAGAAAATTAGACAAAGCTTGACGAAGACCTTTTCAGATGATATAGTTTATCTAAATATACATTGTGAAGACCACAACAGAGAGTTCAAAGATTTATTTGAAGTCAACGGCGTTCCAACCTTATTTCAGCTTACCCTCAGTGGTAAGATACATATTGAAACGGTCGCCATACTTGATAGGTTAATGAACTTCATACCGTTGTGGATGGAAGGACTGCCTCTTTGGAAGAAAGAGTTTCTGAAAATCAAGAAACTCCAGTCCTTCATCGTGATTGATGAACAAAAATTCAGGCGAGTCCTGAAAGAAAGGAGTGGAAATGAGTAAGAACGATGGGCACGTTTACGATAAGAAGCGTAAACATTGCCTCAACGTACCGGGTAAAGGTATGCTTGCGGACCAGCCCAAACGCGGTAAACTGTTTGACGAAAATGATTATGATGAAGAGGACCTTGAACTACTTTACAAAATCAAGTAATACAAAGCGTTTCAAAAAAAGCGTAATAGGCGTAATGCCACAAACTAAAGCGAAAAGAGAATACACATGGATCTAGCACAACTCCGCGCAATGCGCAAAACTTCCTCCCTCGAAAAGATTGCTAAGGCAATCGAAAAGCAGAACAGCACCAACTCCTACGATGATGCCCGCATGTGGAAACTTGAGGGCGACAAGACCGGTAACGGGTCTGCCGTTATTCGTTTCCTCCCGGCTATCAACGATGAAGATAATCCGTGGGTCAAGCTGTACACTCACGGCTTCCAAGGTCCTACTGGTAAGTGGTACATCGAAAACTGTCTCACCACCATCAACAAAGAAGACCCCGTTGTTGAGCATTGCAACGCTCTTTGGAACAGCGGCTTGGACTCCGATAAGGACATTGCGCGCCAGCGTAAGCGTAAGCTGTCCTTCTACTCCAACGTTCTGGTCATTTCTGACCCGAAACACCCCGAGAATGAAGGCAAGGTCTTCATCTTCAAGTATGGCAAGAAAGTCTTTGAGAAAATCAAGGACAAGATGCTTCCTGCCTTCGAAGATATCAAACCTTGCGATATCTTCAATCCCTTCACTGGTGCCAACTTCCGTCTGCGTATGCGCAAGGTCGAAGGTTATGCCAACTTTGACCAGTCGGAATTCGATGCGCCAGGTCCCATTTCTGATGATGAGGAAACTATCCTCAACGTTATGAATGCCCGCCATGACCTCAATGAGTTGGTCAATGCGAAGAACTTCAAGAGTTACGATGAACTGAAAAAGAAACTTGATTCGGTTCTCTCGGGCACCTCTGTTCCTCGTGCTGAAAACACCTCACTGGACGAAGATGATGCACCCGCTTTCGTTCAGAAAGAGCGAGTCAAAGCGGAACCCAAGGCTCGCGCTAAGGCTGAACCCGTTGCTCAGGCAGTGACTCCCTCTGATGAAGGGGATGTTGATGATGAAATGTCTTACTTCAGGTCGATTGTTGACGAAGACTAAAAGCTAGAAAAAGTAGTATGTTTTTCTAGAACGAAAGCCCCTGCTAATCACAGGGGCTTTCTCTTTATGGTAGATATCTCTCTCGGATATACGTTGAGATGGATGGTTCTTGATTTTTGATTCGTTGTGAGAATGGTGTACTAACCACCCTATCTTTCCCCCCACCACCAGCGTTTTGGACAATCGGTGCGGGTACGTTTACTTTGATGTTTTTACCAATCGTCTCGGCAGCACCAATCAATGGGTCTGTACTCTCTGCTAACTTTGCAGATGATTGAAGCATTGGTTTAGTTTGACCAACAGGTGAAATGGGTTCAGGTACAACGGAGGATGCCGCAGGACCCGTTGGAGTAGTTGACACTTGGGACACTTCATTAGTTGGTGTTAGTGATGTTTCTTTACCTGTCTTTTTATCAATAGCAGTAGGTGCCGCTGTGATACTAGATACTCCAGACTTTACCATACCCGTTTCATAGTCAATGTCAAGAGGTTTCTTACCTTGCGCTTGTCTCTCCACATTAAGCTTTTCAAGCTTTTCAATGTCTGCTTTCTTCGTTGCTTCCTTTTCGCTATCTGTGACTTTACCAGAGTCGTAAACGTTTTTCTTGAACCAGTCACCAACGTCTGACCTTCCCGTGAGGACCGCCTGACCTGCTTGATAAACACCGTAACCTGCTGCCGCTCCAGCCGCTAATGTCGCGGCTCCCATAGCCGCACCACCACCCGATAGACCACCCAGCTTCGTCAAGCCGCCCATGGCACCTTTGCCGGCGCTCTTGATGGCATTACCCGCTCTGCTCAACAGACCCGGCTTCTTACTCTTGCTACCAGGCAAGTCAATATCGACACTCGGTGTATTGTTTCCCGATAAAACACCACCCGCCAGGGCTGCCAACATCGCGGTTCGAAACACATCGTTTTTCTCTGTCTCTTCCTTGAAGAGTTCCAGTTGCTCTCCACTAATCTCTGTCTGCTCTTTTAGAACTTCAAGATTTTCTTGAGCGTCTACCTCTGCTTCTGTTTTCTCTTCCTCTGTTGGTTGAAGTTTACTCTGGAGGTCTTCGTAATACTGTTCCTTATCACTCTTCTTGGCAAATTGGGAGAACGTCTTTGTACCCATCTCTGCCATCTCTTTGGACAGTGCAATCTTTTCCTTGTATGCTCTAGTTTGCTTTAAGTCCTCATCACCCACGCCGAGTTTACTATACTCGGAAATTTCCTTGTCTTTTTCCTCAAGTTGTTTGGTTATTTCATTCTGTCTATTATACTTACTCTCCAACTCTTCTCTTGTTGCAGTTGGATTAAATGACTGTTCAATCTCCACAAACTTGTCAAGCTTGTTCTTTTCTAGTTGGGCTTCCTTGGCTTGTCTTTCTTTCTTATCGGCATACTCTTCACCCATGAAGAACCCGCGGGCAACATTCTTTAGATACTGTTTAGCACCTTTCTTCTTGGGTTCACCGATAACAGCTTCCTCGCGTTTTGCCGCAACATCAGAAACACCTTCTAAGCGTCTGCGTTCTAGTGCTACAAGTTCCTGTTGGAGGTCCTCTAGGGATAAAGACTTGCGCTCTTTCTCTTCTTTCTGCTTTTTACCTTGTTCCTTCTGGAATACCTTCTCAACAATCTTCTCAGCAGTATTTTCAATCGTTTTCTCTGTTATCGTTTCCTTTTCACCCTCAGTCATTATCTCTGTAGTGCGTTCCTTGAAGCCAACCAACTCTCTAATCTGTTCGGGGGTGTACGTTTCGTCCTCACTAATAACGCCTTGCTCACGAAGATGTTCATTCGCTTTCTTATAAGTCTCTGCAACATAATCATCGTAGGTCGCCATTCGGTTCTCAGCCGCACGGACCAAGTCATCGATGGCTGCCATTGACTCCGTTGTTGGAACACCCATGAGTGTTTTAATCAAGTCATCCGACAGTTCTTCCGTTTCACCGATGATACCCTTCTCACGAAACATAGCAGTCTTTTCTTCTCTGACTTGTTCCATACGGCTATCGATTTCTTGTTTAACAGGATCAACAGGCGGAGTAACAGGAGAGTCCGAGGGCTTCTCTTCATTGAGTTGCTCCAGAATCTTCTCTCTGTTTGCTTCGGGGAGTCTACTAAGGAACTCGTTAAATTCCTTAGCTGTCTTGAACTTGAGTTTGTTATCGGCCATTACAGGGCACCTATACTCTTTTCTTTCTTAATACGTTGTTCTTCGATATAGTTATCAAGGAGTGCCAAGTACACATCTCTCTCCCAAGGCAACATGTCTTCCAATTCAGTCAAACTAAACTTGTGTAAGTACATCAACAGAAAGTTAGTCTTATAGAAGTCATGGAGACTGATATGGGAGAGAGTTAGGTAAAAAAATTGTGTAGACCCTTAATAACCTTTTCGTGGTGATGTTTACAAATCATACAGTCCCAAACAAGTTTGGCTTCAAAGTATGGCATTGACTTAAAGAAATCATCCTCTATCTTCTCAAGTTGCTTCTTACTCAATGCTTCAACAAACACTCTCAATTCATCTGGTGTTTGGTCTTTTGCTTGATATATCTCATTACCCTCATAGATGTAATCAATACACATGATTGTGGAATCCACATCATCTGCCTTCTCAAACTTAACCATCTCACCTAAAGTTGGATATCTCATTACAACACCAACTTCACCGAATAGATGGATTTTTTTGTTGTGTTTCTCAGGTACTATGACTTCCAGTTTACTAACATCCAAAACGTATGGTGTTCTTTCGTGGGCTGGATCTTTGTCACAAGCCAGACGAAAGTTAACCAGTTCGCCAACAGCCTTTGCCCTAATTTGTGTCAGAAGGTATTCAACATCAAATACAGCTAGAGCAGTAGCATCCAACTTGTTCCCAAAACACTCATTCAAGACAGAAACAATACCGTTGTAAATAACAGCATCTTCTTTTGACTCTTGCGCTAGTGCTAGGACCTTTTCTTCGCGAACCGTGAAGGGTTTATATTGAAACGTCTTTCCTGTTGATGGTACCTTAATACTATAAATCGCATGTTTCTGGATTGGTAATCCCATTATTCTCCACCTTTCATTTTGTCTAACATCTTGGCCAACTCTGCGGTCGACCCAACGAATATCGAATTGTTTGTAACCTGAGCCGGTGGTGCCTGCCCTGAGGCCTCTTCCTTGGTAATCTTACCATTGCTAGTTCGTGTTAACTTCTGTTTCTTCTCTAGAAGGTCGAGGAGTTGCATATTCGTCTCTGCTAGAGTTTTAATCATATTGGAAACAGCTTCGAACGCCGAGGGCTTATCTGACTGCTTGGCTAAGTCAATCGCATAAGTCAAAGCATCTTGCCCCTGTTGGAGAAGTTGGTAGAGATTACCACGGGCACCATTCGCATCAACCTCAATCAAGGCATCTACTGGCTCTGACTCAGTTGGGTTACTTGGTTGAACCAGAATATCCTTTGAGTCGGGACGAATCACCATGGGTTCTGTATTGAACACTTCACTCAAGGCATTATCTGTCTTGTCCAAGGGAGTCACGATAGTCGGCTGTGTTTCCTTGGTCATATTGGCCATAATCTTGTCTTTCATTGTAGTCATTGTATCCGCCATATCTATACCTACTTATCTTTTCTTGACCACGACTCCAAGCCGTGATACCCAAGATAGCTCCCATTGATAGATGAAATAGTCCACCATCGGACATTGTTAATGCTTTCCAAGCAACAAACTCTTGCCCCGTTTTCCCAAAGAACCAAAATGTAAAAATGGGGGCTAGTATAAAATCAAATAAACAAATAGCAATATAAGTCCAACCCATTGTTGGACGCCAATGGCTATTTAACCAATGTTCGTCTGCCTTGATGTATTCAGTTGTACTTGTGGTGTTTCTTACTTTCATACAATACGTGCAATGGCTTTATTTAATGCTGTTACTGATGTATTATAAACAGTACTAACAGCCGTATTAAGGATGGCATTAGATGTTGCTTGAGTTGCGCTCATAGTGGCATTGACTTTATTAACAGTCGCGGGTGGTTCTGTGTAAGGCGTTTCATCATCAGGCCCCGTCGGACCTTCGTAAATCGCATATGTAGCGGTAGAGGTAGCATCGAAAATCATACCAGTTCCGATGTTAATTGCCTCCGACTTTGCATACTCTAAACCATTCTCTGCGATAGCCATAATGTTTGACATGTCAGGTAAGGCACCACCAGAAATAGTAGCATTGACTGCCGTATTGATAATGGAGCCCGCGTTGTTCTGCACATACTTGATACTTCTGTCCACTGCTTCGTTCACTGTTTGATTAAACACACCGAGGACGGGATTAATCTTTTCGTATGTCACGGCATCCGGCGCAGTTGTTAATGTAGTCTGTGTTTGTTCGACTAGTGTATTAACGGCAGTAGTGCCAGTATTAAACATATCAATGGCAGACGTACCAATTAAATCGTTGGCTCCAGATACCCAAGAGTTTATCTGTGAGGTCAAGTCATTCATCAACGTATATGGTTGCTCTTTACCAAGGAGGGCATCCAATAACCACACTTTGTTATTCATCGAATTGATTGAGGTACTGGCAATACCATCAGAGATAATAGTATCGGCGGCGCCAGTTGATGTATCACCAATAACGCCTTCGGTATCATAGTATTTGTATTCGAACTGTACATCTAAGAGCATTACCGTTGGTGAATCATGGTCGACCATCAATGTACCTATCGATTTTGGATAAGCCTCATACAGAATAATCGTATGATTAACGGTGTTATTCTTGTCCAATACGTGAACTTTAATCTCTGGAGAAATGAAATCACTGTAGTAACCAACAATTCTTGAGTTGGTGCTTTGGATTTTATTGAACCAGATATCAAAGAACATCTTTACGGATAGTTTTCTATCACAATAAAACTGAAAGGAAGCGCCACTAAACGTTCTATCATACGGCGCTTCTAGTACTTCACCCGTAATACGGAGTGGTTGTGATGCAATCTGAACGCTTGGAATAGATACACCTTTACAGAGCATTTCCGCTGGTCTGTATCTATACTGTGTCATGCTCGTTGGTACAGCCAACTCAATGTAAAATCTATTTTGCTTGGACAGTCCATCCTCTTTGACGAATGCGACAAAATCCGAGTATGAAAACCCAGCCATTATTTGCTAACCTTTCTAATTGAATCTGCCCAAACTTGCATAACGTTTGCCTTAGTGAACTTCTCGGCGGGTAACAACATCGCAGTCGCCCAGTCCGAGTGGTCTATTTTCTTAAATGTGGTTTGAACGTGTGGATAAAGATAATGCTTCACACACGGTTGAATGAGTTTATGTTTTGAGATAGCATTAAGCTTTGCCCAAGACAAGCGAAGTTTCGCTTTCTCGGTACCAGTGGAGTCTCTCAGTTCCAGCAATGACCCCATTAGTTGAGCGCGGAGTGTATAAGGAAGATAGTGAAGATTGATACCATAGAAGCCACCCTTGACTTCACTGAAAGGAAACACCAGAGGAAATACGTCATAATAAGGAAGTGTCTCTTTATACTTCGGATCATAAATGAACATGTACATATTGCCAGGGAAGATTTTGTTGGATTTATCGGCCTGGTCCCCACGCATAAGGTTTTCCGGGCGTCTGATACCAATATTGGAAGTCATCGCCTTGACCTGTTCTTGAAACCATCCTGCGGAACTCGTTCTTAGTTGACCGAGTTCTACGTGATGTTTATCTAAAATCTTTTCAAGGGGAGACTTGACTGCCATTTACTTTATTCCTAGTTCTTTCTCTGTGATAATGATGAACTTCATGCCACGCTCTTGCGCATAATTCTTGGCATATGCCCATTTACTTTGGTTCTTCACGTAAGTTAAACACTCTGTTAAATACTGTTTGGTTTTTCTGCCCTTAAACTCAGGCTTCTGTGTTTCTTTATAGGGTTTTATTTCAACAAGAAACGTACCAATCTTACCATCCAAGTCTTTGATTTTAAGCTTGGCATCAACGAAGTATCTATGCCATGTCTTGTCTGTCCCGCAAACATATGGTATTACAGTTTCTTCGGATGACCAACCAACAACAGAAGGATTAGTATCACACCAGATAAAGAAGCGTTTCTCCCATGAACTCCTATAGACAATGTTATTAACATCGCCTTCATATTTCTGTGGATTAATGGGCTTATATATCCCCTGTGAATAATTTCTTGCCATAAACTCGCTAAATATAGTAGAACTCTATCTATTTAGTACAGGAAAACAAATGGCAGACTTTAACGCCCTCACATCGAAAGGTGGAACACAAAACAGCAAGTATGATGTGGAATTTACCACATATCCTGCTGATTTGTTTGGTAACAATGCGGCAACATATGGTAAATCGTGGGTTCTATTTAACATCAATGTTCAGCAAAACTCCAAGGCAGCAACAACACAACCCATCGTTGAGTTAGATCCATTTGAGAGAGAAAAAGCTAATATGGTTCTGACTGAACAAAGAGCCAAGAACGCCAATCTCTCTGCTGAAAAGGTGGCGTCTAATCAGGTCGTGGGTGGCGCCGTTGTGGGAGCTGTATCTAAGTTTTCTCTCAGTGCTTTTCTTGGTGGTAAAGAGGCTCAAGGGGCATCGAATATAGCTAAGGGTGGTATCGCGGGCGGCGCTGTTGCCGCTGCCACGTCCATTCCTTATCTCGTTGCGGGTACGGCTACCAGAGAAACCAAACGTCTCAAGAATGCCATTCAGCTACCCATGCCCAACACTCTTGTTAGTCGCTACTCTATGGAATGGGATGCGACTAGCACAATGATGTATGACTTGATTAATCGTCTTGGTGGTGCCGTATCTAATCCCATCGATACATTGAATAATACCAGTTCTAGAACAGCCTCAAGCATTGCGGCTGGTGCCGCGCTTGGTCTTTCGAATGCCGCAGATTCTGGTGCTGTCTCGGCTGCCACTGGTCTAGCGGCTAACACCAAGAAGGAAATGATTTTCAGTGGTGTTAACTTCAGGTCTTTTGATATTGACTACACGTTTTATCCCAAGACCGCGGCTGAAGCGGCGACCATCAAAGGTATTATTAAGACGTTCAAGTACCATATGCATCCAGAGTTTTTGGCTGAAGATAGATTTACCTTCGTTTATCCTTCCGAGTTTGATATCACATTCTACACGGACACAGGCACAGAAAATGAATATGTCTTCAGAGTTGGTACGTGTGTACTAAAGGATATGAACGTCAACTATACACCAGAAGGCCAATGGGTCACTCATAGTAATGGTGTACCTAACTATATTCGCGTCTCTTTGACGTTCCAAGAACTTGGTATTCACACCAAGGATTCTATTGATAAAGGGTTCTAACAAGTGTACTTTAAGAACTTTCCTAGAATTATCTATCAAGTTTCACCTCCGGGTTATAAGAGACCCGCTGAATATGTCAAGCTTGTTGATATAACCACCAATATTCGTTTCAAGAAAGAGGTCTTGGACAATATCACTCTCTATGATTACTATCATATTCAAGATGGTGATACACCAGAGATTATTTCTGAAAAGCTTTATGGTTCGCCGCACTATAACTGGATTATTATGCTCTTGAATGATATCTATGATTATCGTAAAGATTTCATTATGTCAACAGAGGTGTTTGATAGATATATCACCGAGAAATATGGTTCCGTTGAAACTGCTATGCGAACAATAGTGGGTTATAAAGATAGTAATGGAAATGGTACCACTGCTCCTTCCTTGTATAATTCCAATGATGGTGATTTAACAACACTGGAACTGGAACTGTCTGCCGATGCCTATCCCATTTACGCTTATGATTATGAACTAAGTATGAATGAGTCAAGACGCCAAATCAAGGTCTTGAGTAAACAACTCTTGACATTGGTCTTGAGAAACTTTAAGGATATCGTGTGAGTGATAATACCGTCGTAACAGATCCAGCACAAACATCTTCCAATGCGGAAAAGTTTGAGCCTGGTTCTATTAAGATAAACTCAGCCATCATCATAGCAAACAATCGCAGAGTGGATGTAACCAATCTGATTTCCAAGATTGTCATCTATGAGAACATTATGTGTCCGTTTATCACGGGTGCTATTACACTGACTGATACAACGGCTCTTGGTCAAGCGTTTCCTTTGATTGGTGAGGAACTTCTAGTCTTGGATATTGAGACGCCCCGTAGTGATGACTTTGATATGAGACGCGAAAATATCTTCCACCTCTATAAGATGGAAGGACGTGAGAACGCGGCAGAAAAGAAAGTTATGTTCACACTCCACTTTATGTCGATTGAGGCCTATGTGGATATGAATACAAAAATTAGTCAGACGTTTAAAGGAAAGATTTCGGATACCGTCAAGACGTTAATCAGCACAAACACAGGCTTGAAGACCAATAAGAATGTGGCGATTGAGCCTACCACTAACGACGAAATCTATACTTCAAACTTCTGGACACCTATAGAGAACATTTATTACTGTGCCCTCAGAGCCATTAACTATAATAATAATCCGAATTATGTATTCTTTGAGGGAAACGAAGGGTTTATCTTTGCCTCTATTGATGCTCTATATTCGGGCGTTCCTATCCAGATTTTCAAGAAAGACCAAGCGTCTAGACAAGAGAAATCGGTAGAGAATATCCAAGCGGAATATCAGAAGGTTCTGGATATGTCCACGCCCGTTTTCTATGACTACATAGAGAGACTACAACAAGGCTACTATGGTGGTGCCGTCTATCACTTTGATATCCAGAATAAGATTCTGAACTTCGCGGCTCGCGTTGGTAAGGATGACTTCAAGAAAGTCCAACTCAATGAGAATGAGACAATGGGCAATCTGATGCAGTTTCATCCTTACGGACAGATGAAAACTCAGATCATCCACAAAGAGTTGTATAAGAATAGTCCTGTGCTACCCATCGATCATGGTCTCCAAAGAATGTCTCTCTTGAAGAGAACAGAGTCCTTGGTGACTACGATTGAGGTCTTGGGGCGTTTGGACTATACGGTGGGGAGAACAGTTGACTTGATTGTGTATCAGGATAGGAGTGTTTCAAAGGAAGAGACTGATGTAACAGATAAGGTTCTTTCTGGTAGATACTTAATCACCAGTGTAACTCACGATATCACCGGTACCAGACACCTTACCTTTCTTGAATTAGCAAAAGATACTATACAGACACCAGTAGAACAAGTTGCTTAAACTTTTACCTTATCTCTAACCAACACAGTTACTATACTATTAACAATAGTGTCTGTCAAGTTATTCTTAGAGTTTTGAATGAATATACAGAAAATACCTAGTTTCTATCTTGGATGTGTAGAGGACAGAAATGATCCTCTGATGCTTGGGCGTGTAAAAGTTCGTATACTAGGACTCCACACCCACGACAAGGCACTGCTACCGACAGAAGACCTGCCTTGGGCATACAAGATACAACCCACCACTTCAGGTGCAATGACTGGAATAGGTCATGCGCCCGTTGGTGTTGTTGAGGGAACTTGGGTTGCTATTCAGTTCATCGATCCCGATCAACAAATGCCCTTCGTTGTTGGTACATTCGGAGGCATTCCACAGTCTACACAACCACCTCTAGAGTCGTTTGAACTATTGAACAACCAATCAAACGTCCAGGAGCCCACACCACCACCGGCGGAAGAACCTCCTCCAAAGACAGAAAAAGAAGAGAAGGAACAACTTCAAGCCGTCACTGATGGTATTCCAGTCAAGTCAGCAAAAGAGTTCAGCATCTCCGCGGCAGGTGCCACACAACTTGCCAAGAATGAAGGTGGTTATCAGAGACGAAGAAATGATGGTTTGATTTATCCATACAATGATAATCCCAAGAACCCATCGGAGGGTAAGTGGACTATCGGTGTTGGTAATACGTACTTAAAAGACAACTCTCCCGTTACAGCAAATACAGCACCACTGACAGTTGCACAAGCGGAAGACTTGTTTCAATATAAGTTGAAGAAAGAGTTTGAACCTGCTGTAAAGAACGCTGTTCGTGTTCCTATCACTCAGTCAATGTATGATGCACTCGTTGACCTTGCTTATAATGCAGGTGGAGGTGGTGTTAAACAATTTGTAAATGAGTCTGGTTTAAACGCTGGGGAATACCAAAAGGCGGCCGACTATCTTCTTACCTTCAAGATTCGCGCAGGCTCTTCTGTTGAAAAGGGTCTTCGCAATCGCCGTAAGGCAGAGCAGACTTGGTTCCTTAAAGATGGTATTCCTCAAAAAGACGGTTCCATTACAGAGACGCCACAGAGTATGGCGGCGCAAGACGAAGCCATTAAGAACGCTCCGGGTGGTGTTGCTGAATCTAATCCTGCCACAACATCTTCCGCACTCTATACGCGCAAGAGATTTAACGGTCAATTAGGCTTCAAGGACCCGAACAATAAGTATCCACTGACCACACACTTGAATGAACCTGATACAAACAGACTGGCACGGCACCAGAACATTCGTAACACGATTGTTTACTTCAAGGAGACGGCAGAGCATAAGGGTGTTGAAGTCGCCAACGGTGCCTTTGGAGCATGGGACCAAGCCAAGACTCCATACAACGCCAAGTATCCGTTCAATAACGTCTGGCAATCCGAGTCGGGACATGTGCAAGAATGGGATGATACGCCTGGTAATGAGCGTATTCATACCTATCATACCAAGGGAACGTTCTGGGAAGTTGACCACAACGGAACGATGGTAAGACGAACTGTTGGTGATGATTATACGATTCTAGAGCGTAATGGATATGTCCATGTTATGGGTAATGCCCATGTCTGTGTCGAGGGTGCGAAGACTTTAAAGGTATCTGATACCCTTGATATTGAAGTCAATGGCACAACGACAATCAACGTCCATGACAGTGCTATTATCAATGCGGGTGATGACTTGACGCTCACCGCGGGTGGTAATATGTCTCTCAATGTCGGTGGTAACTTTGGTTTAAACGTTGCGGGGAACATTGATATCAAGGCGGGTGCCAATACAAACGTTGAAGCAGGTGCAAACGCAAATGTGAAGTCTGGTGCTAATTGCAGTCTCTCCTCAGGTGCGCTATTCAGTGTGCAGGGTGGAGCGAAGTACGCGGTCGATGCTCCAGTCATACTCCAAAACTCTGGAGCCTCAACCCCCGCAAGTGCCGCCTCACCAGCTTCACCTCCGTTTACAAGTGCTGTTGGTGGTGAGAGAGTACAGCTTGGTGAGTTGCTTGTTAACTCGCGTGGTGATGAGGAAGCGGCGCTCTATGAGACACCAGAAGACGGAACACAGGAAGAAATCCTAGCACATAAAGAGTCCCGTATTGAGTCGGGCACTGCTACTGTAGAAGACTTGACAGAGAAGCCTCCTGTCACAGAGGAAGTTGCACCAACAGAGAACAACGCAGAAGTCAAGATGGGAGAGTGTGGTATACCAGAAGGCACCACCACGTTCAACTATCAAGAGAAGATTAGTAAGTATTTCACCTTGGCACAACTCACAGACAATGGTTCTAGAAAGCTTGTCAAACAGAACGGGCTTCGTGCTGACCAGATTTACTGCAATCTCAAGGCTCTGGCTACAAATATTCTTGACCCGATTTATGAGAAGTACTCTAATGTCAAGATTAATTCTGGACTTCGCTTGGGCACCGCTACTTCACAACACAACAAAGGACAAGCAGTGGATATCTCCTTCCCGGGAATGTCAAGGTCTGACCTGTACTATCGCTGTCTAGAGATTCAGAAGCTTGTACCTTATGACCAGTTGTTGCTAGAGTATGCATCAGGTCCGGGTTGGATTCATATCAGCTTTAATTCTGCTGGTAACAGAAAGCCGCCGCAACAATTTACGATGAATAATCACTCAAGAGTCTCTAAAGACGTTTATACTATCGCAAAGATTTACTAAGAAACACATAAATACAATATGGCTATTAAGACACGTACATTTACAGATATCGACCTTTCGTTTGAACCACATCCCAATACCGGTGATTTGATGGTGAAGACGGATGATAATGCTATTAAAAATGCCGTGAAGAACCTCATTCTCACGAAGCACTATGAAAGAGCGTTTCATTCAGAGATTGGTTCTTCTGTTATGGGTATGATGTTTGAACTAATCACGCCGGGATTGATAGCTGTTATCAACCAGGAGATTAGAGACGTTATTACAAACTTCGAACCCCGAGTCCGTGTTATTGATGTAAGAACGGTATTTAATCCCGACGAAAGTTCCGCCGATATCACCATCATCTTTAACATAGTCAATACAACAAGTCCACTCACAGTTAACGTGGCCCTCAAAAGAGTACGATGACAACTAACAGAAAAATACAAGTAGGCAGTCTGGAGTTCGATGAAATCAAAGCGAGCCTCAAGGAGTTTTTAAAGGGGCAAAGCCAATTCTCGGACTATGACTTTGAGGGTAGTAATATGTCTATCCTGTTGGACATTCTAACAGCAAACACATATTACAACAACATCTATACGAACATGGCAATCAATGAAACCTTCCTTGATACTGCCAGCAAGCGTTCCTCTGTAGTTTCCAGAGCCAAAGAACTTGGTTATACACCAAGAAGTTATACTTGTGCCAAGACCACAGCAAACTTCGTTGTTACAAATGCTGATGTAACAGTTCCATATATCACTCTACCCAAGTATTCCACATTTTCCGGCATCAAGGACAGTGTAAAGTATACCTTCTACACAACACAGGACTATACGGCGGGCATCGATACTACTGATCCATCTGTTTACAAGTTTTCAAACGTTGAGATTATCGAAGGCAGTCCCATCATTAATCGTTTTGTCTACTCTTCTGTAGATAACGCAACCACGTTTATTCTGCCAAACCCGAACATTGATACCGAGACTTTAACGGTCCGCGTTCAAGAACCACCTTCAACTCTTTATGAGACTTATCTACCTGTCTCAAACTTCGCTGATGTGGACGAGAATAGCAAAGTATATTATCTTGGCGAAAAGGAAAACGGAGAGTATGAACTGTCCTTCGGTGATGGTATTCTTGGTAAGGCTCTAGTTAATGGTAACATCATCACCACAAACTACATGGTTTCCAATGGATCCGGTGCTAATGGTATCTCCAATATCACATACACGGGCCCCTCTCTCGGTACTGGCACCATCGAAAACTTGACAATCACTTCCGCTGTTTATGGTGGTAGAGAAGCGGAGACCACAGAAGAGATTCGATACAACGCGCCGAACTTCTATGCCTCACAGAACAGAATCGTGACTGCCTTGGACTATGAAACGTTCATCCTGAATAGAGTTTCGTCTATCAAGGCTGTTTCTGTCTGGGGTGGTGAGACGATGGTACCACCCGTTTACGGTAAGGTGTATATCAGTGCGCAAACAACATCTGGTAAGACACTGACATATCAAGAGCAACAGGATATTATCACAGACTATATCAATCCATATAAGATGGTGACGATTATTCCCGAGTTCATCAATCCTGAATACATCAACGTGGAATTGAATGTTGTTGCTTATTATGATCCAACGCTTACAGCAAAATCCGCGGGTGATTTGATTACCTCTATCACTAGTACCATGTTGTATATGAATGTCACAGAACTCCAACAGTTCAATCGTATTCTTCGTGGTTCCTATGTAAGTAGAAAGGTTGAGGAAGTCGATCCTTGTATCACATCCTGTGTGCCACGTATGAAGATGCATAGAACAGTGACACCGATTTACAATGTTGCTACCAACTATGATATCAACATTGGTAATCCGTTTGAGGCTGGTTCTATCATTTCTACACCGTTCTTCATTGATAACTTCGGTAACGTTTGCTATATCGATGATGATTCGCAAGGTAACTTGTTGCTTTATACACTAATCAATGGTGTTCGTTATGACCTACGTAACACAGGAACAGTTGATTATGAACACGGTAGAATGGTCATAAATAACTTGAACATCGTAAGACTCTCCACTGGTTCCTTTGTCTTTACCATCAATCCAAGTTCTTCTGATATCGTTAGTATGAATAATCAGATTGTTCAACTTGACGTAGCAAAACTAGCCGTTTCATTGGTTGTTGATGAAACAAACAACGGTCGTATCTATAAGGGCAATAGATACGAGTTTACACCAATCAAAATCTAATGAATAAACAAACGTCACTACTTGTTAATAATCAAGTTCCTGATTTTGTCAGGAACGATTATCCTAAGTTTATTGAGTTCATGGAGGCTTATTATAAGTTTCTTGACCAGTATACGATTAGGTTTGATGAGGCACGTGATGTGGACTTGTGTGCGGAAGACTTTGTTTTCTTCCTGCGCCAAGAGTTTGCCAGTAAGTTTCCTACTGCTCAAATTAACGACCGCAAGCTAATCAAGATTATTCGCAATCTGTATAACTCAAAGGGCACTGTTAATGCTGTTGAGTTGTTATTCCGTATCTTCTTTAACGAAGCTGTTGTTGTACGTCAACCAGGTAAGAACATTCTTCGTGCTTCCGATGGTCGTTGGCTCTTTGAGAATTCCATCACACTTAGACAAATATACGGTGAGATGGATATTAATAGCAATATCCAACTTAAAGTCGAGAATGCCAACGGTATCTTCTACATTGACGTTGATAGAGTCGAGATTCTAGACGCCGAAACGACACGTTGTTTCTATAGAAATAACTCTAACATCGTCTTTGAGACAGATGAAAACGCTTTTCAAACAATTGAGATTGTCGACCAGACGATGGTTGATATTGATAGTATCGACGGATTTCAGGAGATACTGGAAGATGGCGAACAGATTATTGACGTTATTGAGAATGGCGTTATTGTCTATCGTGGTAAACTAATCAAGAGTCCCGCTTATCTTGAGATTATTACACCGGGACGCGATTGGCGCAAAGGACAGGTTTTCTTTGTTGAGGGAGAAGAAAAGGATTCATTAGCCCGTGTTGTTGACGTTGGTCCAAACGGGGAGATGACTGCGGTTGAAATCTATGAGTATGGTCGCGGTCACGCTGAAGACCAACTTGTTGTTGTTTCGCCATATCCTAATAAACCCGGAAACGTCACATATGACATTACCAGTTTGTACAGACCCATCAAGGGAGTTCTGGCAACTGCGGGGGATTTACCGGTTTCACCAAATAATAACGATGCATATATTACGGACGTTGTAGCTGATGTTGGTGACCTTTATATCTACAGAACTGATGAATGGGTTTTTAGTGGAACTGTAGATAGTGGTATAACCTCTTTCATTGATAACACTGTTGATATAGATGAGGCGGAAGGCGCGTTAGTTTTAGACTCCGTTCTTGGTGTTACTTCTATTATTGATAGTAGTTCTTACTATGGTGAAGCTGCCGAAAATGCATATACCACCCAAGACTATAATGGTGTTACTGCTTTCTTCAACAAAACAAGTGTTGGTAGTTCCGCAAATACATCAACGCTAATCGATCCGGACTTAACAGTTGAAGAGTACTATGCTTCGCGTACAACACTCTTCTATAGATTCGACTATGCTATTAAGTATCGTGGTATCTTCCAGTCTGATGAAGGACAGTTATCTAATCCTAACATTCGCTTACAAGATAATTACTTCTATCAGATGTTCTCTTATGTATTAGAGACACTTAGAGGCATCGATGAATATAGAAGTACACTGAATCTCATTCATCCCGCGGGGTTGAAGTTCTTTGGTGACCTAACAAAGGTTGCTCTTCTGGTTCTTCCAGAGAATACCGCTATTCGTGCTATCTCGCAAGATACAGCTTACTATGCAGAGTTCTTGGATGCATTTGATATTGATCCAGACTTGTGGATAACTAAAGTGTTGCCTCAGTTTGGTGAGGACCCACATGAGGTATTACCAGAAGACTTGATTACTTCTTTGGTTGCAATCAAGAACCTAACTGAGACAAGATCAGCAACAGAAGTAATCAAGTTTGTTAATACTAAACTCTTAGAGGATCTAACGGTAGATGCAGAAAATTCCGATAGTCTTTCTAAGACTGTTACATCATTGTTGTTGGACTCAATCGTTGTTAGAAATAATCAAGATACTTTCCCATATCTAACAACAGTGGTTACGAAAGTGCCCACAACGGATACAATAAGTGGTTCTGATGCTTTAATAACTGACATAAATAAAAATACAACCGATACTGCAACTCCAGCAGATACGGGTACTACATTCGAAGAAATCTACTATGAGGCAGAAAGTTACTCTGAAGGATCTTACGTCTCTATAGAGAAAACACTAACACTAGGATAAGGATAATAAAATGGAAGACTTTCTAAAAGCAACAGGCTCGCTTACACTCTCACTTTTCGATGAGACGGGCAATCTTAAAGAGTTACGTGAGGTAAATAACCTTGTCGTAACTGTTGGTAAAAACTTCATTGCATCGCGCATGAAGGACTCTGGTAGCCCCACCCAGATGACTCATATGGCTATTGGTACTGGTAGCACTGCGGCTGCCGCTGGTAATACCACTCTGTCTATTGAGGCAGCTAGACTTGAAATGGCTACCAATGGCGGTGTTGCTGGTGGTACTGTGGCGACTAACACTGTGACGTATAGCTGTACTTTCCCCGCCGGAACTGGTACTGGTGCTATCGTAGAAGCTGGCGTTTTCAATGGCACCCCCGCTGGTACCATGCTTTGCCGCACTGTGTTCTCGGTCATCAACAAGGGTGCCTCTGACATTCTGACCATCAACTGGAACGTAACAATTAACTAATTGAATTGACCTCATGTCTCATAAATCTATTCGCCATCAATTTAACGTTGTAAACGCTCAAACGTTTATAGACGACCTCCAGTATCAGCGTTCAAGATATTTCTATTATCTTGGCGGCGTTGCACCATGGGGTAATCCCGATAATGCACCAACAGGTGTGGAAGTGTCATTTACTGGTGGTACTGGTGCCATTGGTCATGCGGTTGTTGAGTATGGTGTTATAACTGGTGTTACTATAGAAGAACCGGGCGTGAATTACGTTGTTGGTTCTGCTGTAACATTTACTGAATTGAATGGTGGTCTGGGTGCAACCGGAACAGTGGCGACTATTAACGCCTGTGGTGGTGTTCTATCTGTAACTATCACTTCGGGTGGTTTCGGTTACACACCCGACTACATTCCCGAGACAGAGGAAGAAAATCGCAAGTATCGCTCCGAGATTGTTTATCTCAAACAAGTATCTCCAAATGACGTTTCTTTAGTTATCAAGAGATATGATTGGACTTCCGGTACCATCTACGAATGTTGGGATCATACGAAGGACATGCGGGATAAAGCTTTCTATGTAATTACCGATGATAACCAAGTATATAAATGCTTGAGTAATGGCGGTGGGTACGCTTCAATAGTTAAACCAACAAGTAGAACAACTGAACCTATTGTTATTGACCAAGGGGCAGGAAATGGTATCTATGTATGGAAATACATGTATTCTATTTCCTCTTTCAAGAATGATAGATTTAGTTCACCAGAATATATTCCCGTTCAGAAAGCATTGACGGACTCCTTCTACAATAATGGTACTATCGATGATGCTATTGTCATTGCTGGTGGTACTGGTTATCAAGATATACCCCAAACTACGATTACTATTTCAGGCACAACAACTGGCGCTGGTGCAACAGCAGAAATTGATAGTGTCGGTACAGATGGTTCAATTCTGGGTGTTAATGTTCTCACACCGGGTTCTGGATACACTAAAGGAGCAACCGTTGTTTTCTCTGGTGGTGGCTTCGGCGCCGTTGGGCATGTTGAGATAACAGCGGGTCAAATCACCAATATCGTTATTGATGAGGGTGGTATAGGTTATACTACTTCAGATGCCGTCAATGTTGATGTTGGAGGAGCCAACTTAATCGCCGTTGTATCCGACACAACAGGTGCCATACTTGATGTTGTTATAGAAGATGCTGGCGCTGGCTACACAACTGCACCAACATTAGCTGTGGTTGGTACTGGGACAGGAATTTACGGTAATGCGTCTGCTCTACTTTCTTGTGTGGAGTATGAAGGAAGCATTGTTCAAGTCAACATTCTTGATCCGGGGCAAGATTATGAGTTCTACGGTGACACAACGATTGTGGCGCAGGGCGATGGTATTGGAGCAAGCTTTGTTCCTGTTGTTCAGAATGGAGAAATCGTTGATGTAATTGTTGAGAATAAAGGCGAGGGATACACTGATATTTTCCTAACAGTTCTCTCCGACTCAATGAGTGGTTCTGGAGCAGAAGTTAAAGGTATAATTGCCCAGTCGGATTACACCTCTGACCAATCGGTGATTGAACAGGTTCCTAGTACTGGTTCAATCTTCTGTATCAAGGTGACACATCCGGGTTCTGGTTATCTCTCTCCCGCTAATGTTTCTGTTGTTATTACAGGAAATGGTACAGGTGCCGCGGCAACTCCCGTAATTAGTTCTACGGGAGAACTTGAAAATATTATCATGACCAGCTACGGTTCAGGCTACACATATGCTGATGTGACGATTGTAGACACAACAGAGAACCACACAAACATTCTTCTTACTGGACCAAGAGCAAGTGAACTGGCCCTTGCTTATGCCATTCTACCACCACTATCTGGACATGGCGCAGATGCACCTTCAGAACTGTTTGCTGATACAGTTGTTATCAATACTCCATTGAGAAACGAATTGGCGGGTGATGAAATCATTCAGGACTTTAGACACTTCGGTATAATCAAAGACCCTAGAAGTTTGCTCACAGGAAAGTCTTTTGCAAACCAAAGTGCTTTTGCTCTCTACAAAGTAATGTTTGATGCTTCTACACAAACAACAAGCTTGAATAAGGACGAACTTCTCATTACAACCGGTGATGGTGGGGCTGTTAATAGATATCGTGTTGTCGAAAAGAACGGGCAAGAAGTTCATCTTATGCCTTTGGATAACGATATCATTCTACCTATTGGTAATATGTCAACCGTTGAAGAACCGATTAGAAATTATATTTCTTCTTACGTGGTAACTCCGATAGAAATAGATAAATACTCGGGTAGTTTACTGTATGTCTCAACAGAGAATCCATTCACCTTTAGTGAAACTCAAAGTATCACTATTAAAACCTACATAAAGTTCTAAGGCAATGACAATTAATTTAAATACCAATCCGTATTATGATGATTTCGATGGTACAAAGAACTATCTCAAGATTCTCTTTAAGCCATCGTATGCCGTTCAAGCGAGAGAGTTAACACAACTCCAAACGGCTCTACAGACTCAAATCGCCAGATTTGGATCGCACATCTTCAAGGACGGTTCTATTGTACTGGAAGGAAAAACCAGTAAGACGGACGTTTGTTGGATTGATGTAAGTGATCCGGATGCTTCTGTTCTTCTCAATAAGACCATTACAGGTCAAGATTTGGGGGCAACTGGTAAAGTTCTCTATGTTAGAAACATTGATACGTCAACATCTAGAGTGTATTTCATCTATGACGGTGGTATCTATTTCCAACAGAATGAACAAATTACCACTGCTGATAGTGATGAATTCTTTATTGTAAACACTACGGATTATACAGGAACAGCGAAACTCTTCTCTATTCCCGATTCGGTATTCTTCGTCAAGGGTTACTTCGTATTTTGCGAGGAACAAAAGATTATTCTCTATGAGGATAGTGATGTTGTTAACCTTAAGGTTGGTCTCCAAATCACAGAATCGATTGTTTCCAGTCTCACTGACAACTCACTCCTCGATCCCGCTAATGGTTCCTATAACTATGCGGCACCGGGCGCCGATAGGTATTGTATCACTCTTACTCTTACAGCATATGAGTTTGACGTTGAGGACGAGGCGGCTACAGTAACAGGAGAGTTCATTGAACTTGCGCGTTACGTTCAAAATCAGCTTGTCTATGACGTTACTTCCGCGTCTTACTCGGACCTTGAAACTACACTGGCCCGCCGTACCTACGATGAGTCCGGTGACTACACAGTTCGCCACTTCGGGTTGAAAATCAAGGAGCATATCTTTGAGGATCCAGACCTGTTGACTCTTGCGCTTGAGCCGGGCAAGGCATATGTGCGTGGTTATGAGTTCGAAACGATTGCAACCACGAACATTGACCTTGAGAAGGCACGTGACTTTAATACTGTGAGTGGTCGCCAGATTCAGGCTGACCACGGCAACTATTTCTTTGTTGAGACACCGGCTGGCGCAAGTCCTCCCGACCTAGCAAGTAACATTCTCATTGATATTCAAGACACGGCGGCTGGAGCAGGAACGAAGATTGGTGAGTGTCGCGTTAGAGCAATTGAGAAGGTCGCGGCTGACAAGTTTAAGTTGTTTGTCTATGACGTTGCTATGGAAGCAACGTATGGTATTCCGCAGATTGTAAGCTTTAAGTCGGGCACTTGGTATGCCAATGAATGGCATTCACAACAGGCGCCAGCGGAAACGCCTGTATTCTATACAGCATATCGTAAATCTGCAATTGTACCACTTCCAAACTCCACAGTCAAGACTCTGTTGAGTGGTGGTGTTTCTGATACTTCATATCAAGCGTACAAGACATTTCAGGATGTTGTTATCAGCGGCAGTCAAGTAACAATCGCCACAGGTAGTGCTGACCAAGTATTCTTGAGTACTGCTAATAACGATTTCTATCTTGTTAACACAACCTCTGGCGCTGAAGTGCCTGTTACGTCCGTTACCGCGCCTTCGGCTACACAACGCACTATCAACATTACCGGTTCTAACGTTACTGTTGATATCTATACCAAGGTTGGTGTTTCGAATGTTTTACAGAGAGATAAAAATCTTGTAACCGGACAGGTTCTTACTGTAGCGAAAACAAGCAATCTTATCTCTCTTAATAAATCCGATTGTTATCGTATTAACTCCATCTATGCTGTTGATACTGCTGGTGTAGATCCTCTACCAGACCTTGATATCACAGGTTTCTTTGACTTTGATAATGGTCAAAGGGATGAGTTTTATGATCATGGCACAGTACAGTTGAAGTCTTCGGTCGTTTTGGCAGATATTGTTCATGCCGATTATGATAACTTTGAAATCAACTTCGATTACTTTACTGCTACATCATTGACTGGTTTCTTCAGTGTTGATTCATATACTGACTTGGATTACACTGATATTCCTGTTTATAATTCTCCTACTGGAGAGAAGTATAATCTTCGTGATTGCTTAGACTTCCGTCCAAGAAGAGACGATGGTGCAACAACCATTACTGGTATATTTCCAGCCATCACTGACAGCATTGTTACGGTAGACTATAGCTATTATCTCCCGCGTGTTGATAAACTCGTTCTAACACAAGAAAGAAAGTTCTATGTTGTAAAGGGCGTTCCTTCTGAAAATCCTGCTGTGCCGACAGATATGGAAAAGGCAATGCCTCTCTATATCATTCGTGTGCCTGCATACACAGACAAAGCAACCGATGTTACTTTCACCTATATTGATAACCGCCGTTACACTATGCGCGATATCGGTAAGATTGAGAAGCGTGTTGAGCGTGTTGAGTACTACACCGCGTTGTCATTGCTAGAGAAGCAGGCTAAGGATGAAACATTCTTGGATGATGGTGGTATTGAACGCTTCAAGAACGGCATCCTGGTCGACTCGTTTGCCGGACACTCGGTGGGTGATGTAAACAATCCGGACTACTCTTGCGCTATCGATCCTGAGAATCGTATTCTTCGTCCAAGATTCGCGCCGTTCTCGTTTGGTTATACGTCTCTAACACCAACAAACATTATTCAAAAGGGTGATTTGGTTTATCTTCCTTACACCGAAGCTGTTTGTCTTGAACAGCCTTGGGCAACGTTCTGGGTTAATCTCAATCCATATCTTATTTTCAAGTGGAATGGTGAGATGCAGTTGAATCCTGCTACCGACACTTGGGTTGAGACTTACCAGAAACCAGATGTTGTAATCAATGTCAACGGCGAGAATGATGTTTATACTACTCTAGTCGATAACGTTAATAATCCGGCCTCTGTTGGTGTTCGTTGGAATGATTGGCAGACTGTCAATAGAGGAACGGTTGTTACGGATGACTTGAATACTAACGTAACTGTTTCTAATGTTACTGTTGATGGTCGTATTCTTCAGACAACAACGACTGCTGTAACCAACAACCAGACAACCACTGTCAATGAAACTTTGAATAGAACTGGTGTGGAAATCTCAACATCAGCGACTTCTATTGTTTCCCGTGACATGGGAACAAGAGTTGTTGATACATCGGTCATTCCTTTTATCAGATCCCGCTTTGTTGCGTTTTCTTCCAGAAATATGAAGCCAAATACACCTCTTTGTGCTTTGTTTGATGGTCTTAATGTAACCGAGTATTGTACTCCTGCTGTTGAGATTACAACTGCTGTTCTGAGCAGAGATGCAAAAAAGGTCAAGACTGTTGGCTCTGTCACAAAAGAGGCTCGCATTCTCTCGTTCCGTGGCGATAGAATCTTTGTCGTTATGGATCCAAACTCGGAGCAGTTTGAGGCGGGCGAAACTCTTCAGTGGTTTGTCAATGGAAACTGGATCGCTGGAGATGCTATTCCCACAAGCGGCGTCAATCAACCATCGCGCATTGAAACAAATGCTTATGGAGATTGCGTTGGTCTGTTCCATATTCCTAATAGTGACGTTCTTCGTTTCAGAACGGGTGAGAGAGTATTCAGACTAGCCGACTCCCCGGGTCGGGCTCCTTCGACAGCGGCAGAGACAAAATACATTGCTTCTGGTATGTCGCAATCAACAGAAAGAACAATTATCGCGACCAGAGTAGCGACAATCTCAATAAAACCTGTTACAGAGACAGACGTTAAATCTTCGTCCTCAACACAGAACATTGTCGTTTCTTCTAACAGTGTAACCGCAGACGTTACACCACCACCACCGGTACCACCATCACCCCCACTGCTCACTTGTGGTGCTAGTGAAAAGGGTGCTGGTAGAACTGGTCGTTTCACTTATACTATTGACTTGGGGTCGAACACTGGTCTTGCTGGTATCGAATATCCTAACGCCAATGTTAATGCTGTGCCGACTAAGTACACACTTGTTTGGAATGGTCAGGAATACACCACCGGTTTCGTCGGTAATGCTATTTTCAATGAAAGACTTGTTTCATTGGGCTTCCCAAGAGTGGTAGGTGATGGTAGTGGAGACCTCGTGTTTCAAAAGACCGCGGCTCTCCCCAATACAGCAACTTTGATTGTCGATTCTCCTTTGGGTGGTTCGACTTGGGCATTTGATGTTGTTTGCCCTGACACCGCCCCTGTTTCGATACCTTATTCCATCTCAATCACTGGACCGACTACTTCACAGGTACAGGAAGGTGTAAATCCAGTTAACGTAACTCTGAACATTCGTTTGAATGGTGGTACAAGTGCGAGTCATTATGGTAAAGTTGAGTTATCCCAACTTACTGCAAAAACCGGATTTACTTTCTCTTATCCTGGTGGTGGTAGCTACGTTGCCATTAGAAACGGTCAGTCTGCACTAGTGACCGGTACACTCAATCGTACTACAGCCGGATTAACAAGATTCGCTTCGTGGTCAACAACGATTGTGGCTAGTGTTACGGAGTATACTGATATTAACTTGGGCACAGCAACAGGAAAGACTGCTACACAACAGTTTAACTGGACAAACAGTGTTAGAGCCATCGAAACAGATTGGGATGATGAAGATCCAGTAGCACAAACATTCTTCATCAACGCGAAGGATTATCCTAACGGTGTATTCGTAAGCAAGTTAGACCTCTTCTTTAGAAAGAAGTCGGCGACTAGACCAGTTCAAGTACAGCTTCGTCCTGTTGTAAACGGTTATCCTTCATCGACCACGATACTTCCATTTGGTGTTTCAACGAAAGAACCGAATGAAGTCTTTACATCAACAACAGGAACTGTGCCGACCTCGTTTGAGTTTGAAAACTTGGTACACTTGGCGCCTGGTGAGTATGCGTTTGTTGCAATTGCCACAAATGATGAATATGAAATCTTCACAGCCCGTCTTGGAGAGTTCTCTTTATCTAATACAACGCAAAGAGTTGTCGACCAACCAAGCACCGGCTCTATGTTTAAATCACAGAACGCTTCAACTTGGACTGCCATTCAAATGGAAGATGTGAAGTTCGTTCTTCATAAAGCCGTGTTTGACCCTGCGGTGACTGGTGATGTAATTCTGAATACTGATATTGCTACCGACCATGGTAATGTTCCGTTTGATGTATTCTACACCATGGGCGAGGTTGTTGACTTCGCGGCAACCAACTTGTCTTATTCATACAAGACAACGGGTGATGCTGGTTTCATTCCATATCAGTTGGGTTCCAATGTAACTATGCCCGCGACCCGTGTTCTGGATAGTTCAGATCCAGCAACAGTACAGTTCAAAGTGGCACTAGCAACATCAGACAAACACGTAACACCGGTTGTTGACTTGAATAGACTTTCAAGTACATTGATTAAGAACTTTGTAAACAATGATGCCACGGATGAAACCAATTCTTTTGGTGGTAATGCTTATGCTAGATACATCACACGAAGAGTAAATCTCAATCCTGGTTTCGAATCCAGAGACTTGAAGGTTCAGTTCCTTTGCTCTAGACCATCAGATACCAGTTTCAAAGTCTATTACAAAGTATCTCCAATCTCGGACAGTTACTTTGATGATAATGAATATATCGAAATGGTTCAAGAGTTTGTGGGAACTTACTCCGAAACTGGTTTCACTGAGTATAAATATAAGACACCATATGTTGATGTGGATGGTAACAGTATCGCTCTTGAAACAGAAGAGAAGTTTAATACATTCGCACTGAAGATTGTTATGTTGTCTTCTAACGAAACTAAAGTTCCGCAGTTCAAAGACTTGAGAGTAATTGCACTAGATGATTAAGGTCAAAGACGAAAGGGGTCTTCTCCGAGACCCCTATTCAAAAGCCATACTTAATGCGGACGTTTCTGCCTTAGAAGAGAATAGAAGAAAAAGAAAGCTTCAGAAACGTCTACATAATAGTATAGGTGAAATAGAAGAGATTAAGCAGAGATTAGATAAACTAGAGTCTTTGGTGACTCAATTACTCAACAAATAACAATAGGTTCTGAGAGACTATGGCTAATATTACATACAGATTACCCGCACCAGTAGCGCCCGGCTCTACTACTTTCAAGAGTGCGCCACTAACTAATGCGGAAATTGATGGTAACTTTAAGGGGCTCCAAGATGAAATGGCCCTAAAGTCGCCTCTAGCGTCACCTGTATTCACGGGTTCTGTGACAATACCGGGTGGTACTATTAACAGTACAACCATTGGTGCTACAACACCTTCCTCGGGTGCGTTCACAACACTATCTGCTAGTGGTGCTACAACGATTACTGATGCTACGGCTTCCAGTTCTACATCAACGGGTGCTTTGGTTATCACGGGTGGTTTGGGTGTTGGTGGTAACGTTTACGCTACTGGTTTTTATGGTATCGGTACCAATCTAACGGCTCTCAGTGCTACTAATCTTTCATCTGGTACTGTTGAAAGAGCAAGAGGTGGTACAGGACAGACCGCGGCATTTGTGGCGGGCGGTGTTGTCTACGGAAGTACCGTCAACGCTCTTGCCTGTACACCAATCGGAACCACAGGTCAAGTTCTCACAAGCAATGCGGCAGGTGCGCCAACTTGGGCAGACCCTGCCTCTGGTGTAACTCTTAGCACAACTACAGAAAACACTACAGTTGTTTATCCTGTGTTGGCTTCTGCTACGGGTGTAATGACTACTGGCGTCATTGATGACACAACCACTCCTCTAACATATGTTCCTTCCACGGGAACACTGACTGCTACAATCTTCTCTGGTAGTGGCGCAAGCTTGACTAGTTTACCCGCCGTCCAGTTGACAGGCACAGTTGCCGCTTCAAGAGGTGTTTCTGCTGGTAGTGCTTCCGCCTCGTTCTTAGAGTACAATGGTACGGCGGCGGCTGATGCAAAGCTTTATGGTGGTGCAACGGATCCAACCCAAACAACACGTTTGAACTATGGTGGATATTTCTATGCGACTCGCTTGTATGGTCCAATCTATGGTAGTGGTGCTAATCTAACAGGCACTGCTACCAACTTCACAAGTTCAGCGTCAACTAATGCTACAATCACCGATGATGCTTCCACTAACAGCAATCTCAGTTTAATCTTTGCGGGTGCCACCGGTGTAACAGGACTCAAGTCTGTTGCTTCACTAACAATCAATCCATCAACGGGACGTTTGACTGCAACCAGTTTTGGTGGTAACGGTTCAGCACTCACCAGCGTACAGACGGGTACTGCTTGTACATTTAACAATGGTGGCGCCGGTGCGGCGTCTGGTACAACATTCAACGGATCAACTGCCAGAACAATTTCATATAACACGATTGGTGCGCCATCGACAACAGGAACAAATGCATCTGGTACCTGGGCTATCACAGTCTCGGGTGGTATGAGTGCGGGAAGTATCACAACAACAACCAACACCGTAGCTGTTGGTTCAACCTCAGCAACAAACGTCCAGTTCATGGGGGATGCCTCTAATCCAGCGGTTGTGACGTTTAATAGAGCGTCAACATATGCGCTCAATATGGGTATCGATACAGATAACATATTCAGACTTGGTGGTGGTTCACAGGGGTCTAATAACTATCGCTTCACTTCTGATACTTCGGGTAACTTTGTTGCTCTGGGCAACGTCACTGCGTACTCGGATGCAAGACTCAAAGAAAATCTTTGTGTAATTCCCGATGCTGTTGAAAAGGTCAAGAGTCTCACGGGTTATACTTACACAAGAACGGATACTGGTGAGAAACAAACCGGTCTTCTCGCTCAAGACTTACAAGTTGTGTTGCCTGAGGCTGTCTCGGAAGCAGATAATGGTTATTTGAGTGTCGCTTATGGAAATATCGTTGGTCTTCTCGTTGAGGCTATTAAAGAACAACAGAAACAAATCGAAGAACTCAAGGCATTAATAGGAAAGTAATATGGCATTACAAACTACAGGTGCTATCACATTAGCAGAAATCCAAACGGAATTTGGTGGGTCTAACCCAATCAGTTTGAGTGAGTACTATGCGGGGGGGACGTATGTTCCGTCCGGTGCATCTGGTACAAATGGTGCTGTGCCCGCATCTGGGCAGATTTCAATGTCTCAATTTTATGGAACATCTGATATTGTTATATTATCTTTTACTGGTAATCAGACTTGGGTTGTACCCACTGGTGTAACATCTGTAACAGTTAAGTGTTGGGGTGCAGGCGGCGCGCACGGCGCGTCACCAGGTACTTTCGGTAAGGCGGGTCTGGGGGGAGAAGGTGGTTTCGCAAAAGCTACAATATCAGTTACTCCCGGTGAAACGTTATATGTTCATGCGGGCACAACTGGTTCCAGTTACTCTGCAGGCAACAACGGCGCTGGTGCCGGTATAAATGTTGGAAGTAACTTTTATGCTGGTGGTGGTGGCGGATATTCCGCGGTGTTCAGACCCTGGTCTCTAAGTCAGGCAAATGCTCTTGTTATGGCAGGTGGCGGAGGTGGTGGTGCCACGGGCGATTCTGGTTCGAGTAATAACACTGAGTGTAGTGCAGGAGGTAAAGGGGGTGGTGGGAATGGTACTGCATCACTTCATCAATCTTTCGGAGAGTGGACTGTTACTGGCGGCGACGCGGGCACGACAATTGCTGGTGGTGCCGCCGGAACAGAGAATACTGAGATGTCTCTAACTATAACACCCACCGCCGGTAGTGCCCTACAGGGGGGTAACGGAGGATGGGGTGTAACTCCAAACCTCAACCTGGTCGGTGCAGGCGGTGGTGCAGGCGGTGGTTACTATGGTGGCGGCGGCGGTTGTGCTGGTGGTGATGACTATGAAGGGTGGATAGGAGCGACTGGCGGTGGTGGTGGTTCAGGAAAGGTTACGGGCACAAACACATTTACGTATCAGGGTCTATATACTTCAGACCCAGATTACAACGCAAGTTATGGTGGTCCTGGAGAAAATGGTAGAATCGTTATAACATACTAACAAACTATAAAAGTTTAATACGTTATTTTAACCCGAACCATTATAGGTTCGGGTTTTTTAATAACTAAATAACAGAGAACTTTCTTTTCTACATAACGGACGTATAATGACCACTACAATCATTCTGGGCGGAACCAACACACCACAGACGGAATTCGACCCGCAAACTGTAGAAACACCGCAGAATACGGTTGAGTTGGGTCAACCTTCCACACCTGAAGTCACACCAGATCCAACAAACGAAACAGCAGAAGTAGCGTTCTCTCCCGCAACTGCTGGTCTGTCTGGTTATTCTGGCATCAGTGGTTTCAGTGGATATTCTGGTTACAGTGGTTTCTCTGGTTCGGGTGTTTCTGGATTTAGTGGCTATTCTGGACGTTCTGGTT